GTAAAATAACTTTCAATTTTCAAATGGTCAACTAATAACTTTTTGCCGTCGATAGTTGCTGAGACTTTCCTAAACCCTTCAGGATTTAACTGTTTCCGTCGCTTTGCTTCACCCATGATTCTCCTTTGTTTTTTGCTAATTCAAATTCCTGCTTGGCTTGTTCCCAAACTTCTTTGATGGCTCCAACCTTGAGATTTTTCCCAAATTTTCCATCAAGATGATGGGGAGCCCCGATTTTAATTTCAACATTCCAAGATCGGAATTGTTGATAATGATTTGACAACCAACGGATTAACTCCATCGGATATCCATATTTGTTTGGGTTTCCCTTGTCGGCTCCACCGCCTCCAACTCCAGAGTATTCCCAAAACCCTGCCCACTGTTTACGCTCGGTCATATAATCCTCCCGTGATATAATATAATCATAGCACAGGTTATAATAAATATGTCAACCCAAATTAAAATAATTATGGACACAAAAAGAGGCAGAGGGAAACCCCGTGACTACGCCACAATCAAAACTTCTAAGGGCATAAACATCACCGATGTCGCGTGGGACGGTCTTAAAGTCCTGTCAGCGTCCTTTGGCTTGTCTCGTGCCGAACTCATAGAGAGGTTAGGGCGTGGGATGCTGTCACCGTCCGAGTTTCAGGAAATCTATAAAAAATTTCTGGAAAAGGCTTGACATTCATTCTTTAAGACCTATGGGATATTAGTAACAGGTCAAGGTTAAACACTCGGAGACAAAATCATGGATAGTTACACAGCAATTGACTTAATGAGAGCAAAATTCAAAGAAAACTGGAATACTCCCGTGTTTAAAGTATCTGGGGATGCCATCTCGTTAATGGCGACAACTTATCAATACAGCCCCGAATACAATCCCGAAGGGTTCCCCGTGTCAGCATTTGGGGTTGATGGGTGCTTCCCTAATAATCTAATTTCTCTGATTCAGTCAGAGCATGATTATTTTCGATCCAAATATGGTCAAACCCACGACTGGGAAAAATGGACTAAAGATTTGTCGGCAAGAATTCACGAATTAGAATTAGTTTGACGAAAGGATAAATCAATTCCGTACTCAGTTCTAGCGCAGTCGGTAGTTAATCCATAAAAACAAAACCCCGTCCATCAGTATTTTGGACGGGGTTTATATTTAGCTATTAATCATATATCGCCACAACTGACCTCGCGCCGAATATCCATGTCTTTATTTAAAACAAATATTCCATCTTGGAGTTCTACTAAATAGCCTGGTTTCAGTGCTTCAAAAACAGATCCTTGACACCGATCTGCTTTTTTATAATCCTCGGCAGACGCTAGATTACCTTCCACGAAATTTAGAAAACCATCTTTGTTAAAGATTTTAATATCTCCCATTTGCTTTGTCCTAGCCTCCTGCTTTGCGTCGCAGATATTCAGCAAGGAGAAGTGCCTCGGCCCGCCCGTTGTATTTCTTGAGCTTTAATTCCATGGCCATCTGGGGGAATAATTGCACCGCAATAATCCTTGATGCGTCCTTGTCTTTCCCTATCAAGCCATAGTGTTTTTTCCATTCTTGAGGGGTCACCAACTCCATAGGAATATTTAACGCTGCGATCACTCCCAACCAAATGCCAAAATTCGTCCCAAAATCAAAGGTTGATCTAACTCCCTGTCCTGGCATTGAATGAACGCTCTCTATGGCGATTATTGAGTTTGAGGTAGCCAACTGTGCTAACTCCGATGCCATTAATGCAGGGCTTGACTTCGTTGTGATTTTAGTTTTGGGTTTGGCCTTGGCCTTGGACTTGACTGTTCCCTTGTCCGCAACCTGATCAAATAGCGTGAGGTTTGGCTTTTTGCTTTTAACCTTAGTTTTAATCTCAATAACTGGACAATCAATGAGTTTGATTCCCGATGGAGAAATGATAGCGATCGCTCCGGTTTTGCCTGGGTCAATTCCGATGAAAGTATTGATCATTATTTCCATCCCTTCTTAATACTATTCTGATTAGCAAAAGCTACATGATCTCTGGTGATCTGCCACTCATAACGGGGTCTTAACTCCTCTCCAATCCTGACGCAATCGGAGTCGGTATCAGTCAAGGGAATCACACCATTCTGATATTTGAACAAGGTCTTAGTTACCCAATTGACATCTGTTAATAATTGATTCCCGCCGCGCTTTCTGGCAGTATCAACAACTAACTCGACAATCTCTGGATAGTCTGATTTTGGTTTGGACTTTTTCATTTAAAACTCCTGTTCATTATCTATAGTTTTCTTCATCCCTGAGTTAACAGGTGTTAGCCCCTCTCGCCACGCCAACCATCGGGTTTGTTGGTTTAGTTTGGCGGCGTTGTAATCCTCTAAGCTGATGTTCCAATCCTCAACAGGAGCAAACTCTAAACCAAGATCAAGAATGGTTTTGACAGCCCCTTCACGGGGGTATTTGGCTTTAGGGTTTGTCGTCCGGTGATAGAGTGCCATCAAAATAAAGTCTTTGTTTTTGGGGATGGGATTGGGTTCTGGGATTAACAGGATTTGACTGTAGACTGATTCGACTACTTCGGGATAATTCATGGGCTTGTGTTTTGCTTTGCTTATAGGATAAATCAAAGGTTCTACTACATATCAGGTAAAAAGTAAAATAGTTTTAATTTTTTATTATTTTAGATTGGAAAAAGAAATAGCTAATGTATTTTTTATCCCACCATATAAATCATAAAATTCGACAATTATTGATTCATTTGGTTTCATCACTCGATAACTTCTATCAAAATATCCTGAACAATAGTCTGCACCGTAATCTTTTTCACAAATAACACGAAAAGGGATATCTGAAGTGATGTTTAATTGTTGAGGTATATCTAAAGGATTTTTTATTATGTGTTGTGTTTTTTTGTTTTTTGATATAAAAACTAAATAATTTCCTGAACGATTAAATATCGTTCTATTTGCATTAGCCAAACTATTTCCTGAACGATTAAATATCGTTCTATTTGCATTAGCTAAACATGAATTAGCAAAAGATACGCTCAATAATGTAACAGTCAATAGTGATAAAAACAGTTTTTTCATTATTTTTTCTTGTTTTTGTTTTATGATAATTTTACCATTATTCTACTACATATCAGGTAAAAAGTTAACACTTCTGAAACCATTAATTTCCTTGATTAGTTTTTGACCTAAACCAAAATTTTGCAATTCATCAAATATCAACTCAGTAGTTTCAGCATTTAATCCAAACTGAGTTCTGAGTGATGATTTGCGGTAACAGTCACGGGCTGGTATAGGTTCACCCTTAAATATTTCCTTGATGAAATTAAACACCGCTTGAGCCGATTCAGAAAGTGTTTTATCGGGTAATGTTTTGTTAGCTGTTCCATTCCACGAAGGTTTATATTTAGCTTGTAATTCTGACTCAAGAGTTAAACGTTTTTGCTCATCCCAATTTTTTGTGATGTAAAAAGCTATTTTCACCGATACATCACCAATTGATTCAAGATGTTTTTTAACATGATGTTCCCAGTCACCTTTATTGTTCCAACGTCTCCAAAGGTCTTTAGATTGACCTACATAAAGAGGGTTTTGATAACCGCTAACAAATACACAATATACTCCCGCCTCGTGTTGTGGTAGCCATTGCAAGCCACTGGGATAATCTATTGATTGCCAGGTATTACAATCTAAGGGATTTATTGATTGTAGCACTTTAGGAACATCATCTTTTTTTAGATTGATATTAGGTGATGGAACTATTTTAACATCTATTGGTTTATTTAAAAAAATAGGATTTAATAAACCATCAGGAGCATTGCCTTTTTTTCTATACTCAAGATGATGTTTATGCGTTGGGTGTTCTGCGATTTGATGCTGATTAGAACCACAAACAACAACAGGATAGGCAGCACTTTGGATGTACTGAAATTCAGGGGTGTCATGTTTCCACAAGTTTTGAATCTCACTCCTAGCACTAGCACCACAAAGAATTAAAAGGAAATTATTTCTAAACTTCCCATCAATTCCTATGGCTTCGGTGTTATGACTTTGCATGAAACCGATTAAACAAATATCAAACTTTCTAGCATTAGAAAGTTTCCGAATCGCATAAGTAAAAGTCTTAACTCTTTTTTCCTTGTTTTGCAATGGTTTGATAGTGTCTAATTGTGCTAACTCGGACATCGTATCATTGATTTCATCCAAGCAGACAATGATAGAATGCCCGTCTTTTTCTTTTCGGTTTTCGACTTCTTCAATTAGCCAGCACAAAATCTGATAAATTATTTCAACATCTGATTCAACCCTAGGGAAACCCATTTGTTGCCAGATAGGGTTTTTTGAAGCGTGGATATCCAAAACAATCACCTCGGCGGGTTTATGCTCAGTTAGTTTGCCAATCACGAAACCAGCACCTAGAGATGTTTTTGCGCTCCCAGAATTTCCCCCGATTAATATTCCTGAAGACTCATCGGCTAACTTATCCCAGTTATAGAAGTTTAAGATATGATTGGAGGGAATATCGCAAGGAATAAATGATAGTTCATCTGAATAGATATCATGATTCTCTTGATTATATTCCACAGGACTCTCTCGGTCTAAAACCATCAATTGACTCCGGTGAAGATTCCCTTCATTGTCATCCGACCTTCTTTGTTGCGATGGTGGTAATGTTTGATCATGGCTTTTAGGCTGCGCGATCGCTTGCTGACTTTCGTTCAAATATCTAATATCCCTAAATTTTTCTAACTCATATTCCATCCCCAACCGCCGCAGGAATATAGCCTCGGTTTGCTCCTCTACCTTGGCTTGTAGCTTGATTGATTTCTCTGATTGACTCCCCATCACCCACCCCGCAATGGATAGCACTGCACCCGCAGACGTGCCAACAATCCCTAATTGTGGGTTTTTGTTGATTGCCAAAGGTGAAAACATCGCTAAACTACAACCAGCAATTGTTAATCCCAATGCCCATGCTGACAGGTGAGGATTTTTTAAATGTTCAGGGGTGTTATTCATTGTTTTCAGGTTGAGGTAATGTGAAATATATCCAAATTGAAACAGTGACAATCAACAATAAAATCCATAATAATAATCTTAAAACTATCCAAGATTGACCTATTCCTAAAGCATAAAAAACACCAATCAATAAAGCTATAGCACCAAAAACTAATTCATCAGAGTTTACAGTATCTTGATTATCAGAAATTAAATATAAAATAACACTACCAACAATCAAACCCAGATAAAGACAAATTAGCAATACTCTAGCTTCAGGATAAAGCAAAGCAAAATGTGATAACAAAAAGGAACAAGATAAACCTGTTCCAAAGATTGAAAACTTTTTGACTTTCCATAGTTTCATGTTTTGATTGGGGGAATGTTTCACCCCCAAATAAATTTACAGTTTCATCGAGTTTTCAATTTTGTCCAACTGGCGCATCACGTTAACAGCCCCTACATTTTCGTTAGCGTAATTACCAACGATTTGCATATATTTAGGAGCTTGACCATCTAACATTTTTTGAGTTTGAATCTTTTCCTCAAAACGTTTCAATGAACCTTCTGCCACACCTTTAACATATTGTTGGTCAGCTTCGTACCACTCAGTCCGTGCTTTGTCAACTTTCAATTGAGCTTCGACAATTACCTTTTTATTTGATGCTGCTTTGATTGCATTTTCGGCAATAATCTTAGCTCCCTTAGCTTCATTTTCAGATGGGTTAACTCGGTCAGAAATATTAAACTGTTGGTCAAATTCATCGGTTCCTGCATAGGAGCGTTCACGGGTATAGGGGGTGATATCACCTTTTCCTGTTGGACTCATCACTTTAGAGAAATTAGCGCCCGTGCCAGCTTCTTTGATAATGTTTCCAGTTGAAAAACGATTGCGTAAACCGTCTAATTTAGTTGCCATTTCTTTTTCTCCATTCAATAATTAGCTGTTCTTTGCACCCTTCGCCACCTTTGTTTTTCAGGCATTTTTCATAACCTGAAAGGTTGGCTACGGCTACAAACTTTTGAAACTCCTCTGTTGGTTTATTGATTAGCCTGACAACTTCAGAAGTTATCAAACCAACTAACAATAAACTCAGCAAACCCATTGACCAATTAAATACCATCAATCCTGTTATCTGGGGGGAGGTCTGGGTTTCAGATTGTTGCAAATACATTTAATTTGCCTCCAATTTTCTTTGAGAATTTGCATCTAAATACCCCGCTATCGCACCACCAATAAACCCTGCCAGATGACCTTCCCAACTAATCCCTTGGGCAACCGATGGCAGCATTCCGCCGATTAAATTTTGGAATATTATCCAGGTAATGACAGCGCATACCAGATTAGGAAAATCAAGACGAAAGACAGCACTAAGAAGACAAAATCCAAAAAAACCATATATCACCCCGCTTGCTCCTATATGATTTGAACCAGGTTGACCAAAGAACCAAACACCAAAGCCTTCAATTATTGAAATCACCCAAAAGTTGTAATTAAATTTTCCAGGGGCTTTGAAAATTGTCAGGGTTGCCAATGGCAAATATCCGACTGTGTTCCCTATCAAGTGTTGGGGGTCTCCGTGTAGGAATGGCGAGAATATAATTCCCAACATTCCTATGCCTTCCACTCCTGGTCTGATTCCAAAATAATCAAATTCTGGGAAAAACATTTCCAAAGCCCACATTATTCCCAGATAGGTAGCTGCACATTTAAAATCTTTGAGCATATTTTTGTTTACGTTCAGCCATCCATTTTTCTTTCCATCTTTTAACTGAAATCTCATTTTGCTCTTTGGTGATATTCCACTCAGAGCGAGGCTTGATACTCTCAGCACCCCAAACACAATCTTGATGTGTTTCAGACATGGGTGAATATTCTGGCATTTGTTGATAAGTGAAAAGTGTGTTAGTCACCCAATCAGGGTCAAGCATTACATCTTTGGGTTTAAAAGTTGATTTTGCTTGTTCAATCAATAACGAAACTATCTCTGGATAATCATTTACCATTTCAAAGCTCCTGGTGTCTGGTGTTGCGGTGACTGTGATTGCTGTTGGTTAGGTAGGTTAATCTTTCCTGAATAAAGGAAAAATGCTGCTGCAACGGCTGCAATTCCTAACCAAATCAAATTCTGTTTATTTTTTGTGAAGTCCATAATATCTGTTACAAACAATGTTGTTGTGAATTGCGACTAAAGGGGGGATTGTCAGGTAAAGAATGATTCCAAAAATCATCCATTGGATAATGAATCTATGGTTTATCGTTATCATAAATCCCCTTGAGCGTAGGCTTGACAGAAAGCTCCGGTATTGTCTGGGGTGCGATTATCAACAATATCAGCACCCCCTCTTTGTAAGCAAAGGAGATAAGTTAAGAACCAAACTACTATCCAAAACATCATTTCCTTTTTCGTGTACAAATTTGTCATCGCTGCATTTTATTGTTGTTGTTGATGATTATGTCGGGCGATGGTTGACTAGGACGTTCAATGTATCTTGTTCCTCCTACAACAATAGGTGAAATAAATATCAGGAATATAAAACCTATTGGCAAAAGCATTATATTTGAAGACATTCCTGATGATGTAGCATTCCGGTTTGGTTGTTGTTGGCAATCATCACTTGGTTGTTGATAGTTTTGACAGGGAGCTTCATAGTAATTGATATGGATTCCGTTCTTTCTGTTTGACATTGTTTTTAATTGTTTTCAAATTTGTACATATTCACTGCACCACCATTAGGAGTCATCACAGTGTTGGGTGAAACTTGCGGCTGTAATGTTTGAGGCTGTGGTCTTGTTACCATATTTTGATAAATCAAACCTGCAACAATTCCAACTATTAACCACTGCCACCCATTTAACTTGTCAAAAAATTTATCTACCTTCATCGTTTTTTCTCCTAGTAATTCGTTAATTATTGAAAGTTTTTCGAGGTCTTTATCAGAACATTTGTCCTGTGACAAGATTCTGTTTTTCATTTGTCTAAGCTCAGAAGAACTTAAAGATGATTGTGTTTTGACTTCCGATGTTGAATCTGTACCCCGATAATCCTGAATCACCGTATCCGCGTTCTGCAATCTCTGGATTCTGTTGATACTGACGTGGCTCATATTCTTGGTTTTCTTGGGGTAATGTGTATTCGTATTCTTGGATGGTTCGACGGTTTTGGCACGGTCTTTGTGGCATAGTTTCTGTTTGCAAATATGCCTGTTGAAACTCATAACCTGGCGGGAGTTGTGCCAAGGCGTGACCTGTCATAGAGGGCGAGACAAGGCATAAGACAAGGCTTGTGCCAAGTCGTGCCAAGGTTTTGTGAGAAATCACCGTGTCGCATGACAGGTTGTCGTGAACCAACGGGAGAAGAATTGTATCCATTATTTTGAGTCCTTTTGCACTATGTTAATGAATTGGTTTTTTGCAGAGAGTAGACTGCAAATACCGTTTGCATTTGCTTGTAGCATCCAGATGACACTACCACCTCCAATACCCGTTCCAATTATTAGGAGTATGATTGTGTTAATCATTGACTTCTTAATATTGTTTGCTGTTTTTGCGATAGATGACACCATAATTTGTACCTGGTTTTTTTGCTTAACAAATCCCTCCGTGCATAAGAAAAACCACATCGGGATATTGTTTTTTGATTGGTTTACTTGCCCTCCGGCAACGCAAAGTAACCGAGAATGTTTTCACCTCCAGTGATTTGAAAGTTATCAGTTTTTTCAACCTCTCGAATTTCAGCATCAATAATGATTCCGAGTTGATTAAAACAATCATTGATAATGAACATTTCAAAACCTTTTGATAGCTCTTTAATAACCTCATCCTCAAGTTTCTTTACCGTCAACTCAACAACCTTTGGAGCCATTTGTTTGGCTAAATTGGTAGCTAAATTATCTACACTCTCTGCCATACTCCCTGCGGTATGACCAGCTTTTCCTGTTGGTTGTTTCTGATTTTGTCGCAGTTCAGTCACATACTTTTCAACAGCTTGACCGACTGAAATCTTATGAGTTTCTTGGATTCCTACGATTGAAGAAAGAATAGAAACTAAACCGTTTGTCGGAACTTTTGTCGCATCAAAATGGAAGTTTTCAACCAATGAAGATACGATAATTTTAGCTCTGTTGAGTGTGATTCCTACTGCCGATGCAATAGCGTCTAAGTCGTAAGTTTCGGTCTGTTGTGCGGTCATTTCTTAGAGTCCTTTGCGTTTAATTTGTTCTAATGCAGATTTCCTGGTTTTACGGGTTGCCAGTTCCCTATACTGAATAATCTTGTTAACAGCGTCATCGGAAATCATGCCGTCGTTAGGTCTGAAGTCGAACTCCATAGGGTCAAGAGCTTCTCTTAATTCTTTGGTTAGGAGTCTCAAATAGTTGACCGTGATATTCAGTGTTTCAGCAACTTGTTCTCTTGTGTAAAATGCAATCGTTTCAGTATTTGCGCTCCGCATAATTGTTTTCTAGTCAATGTTGTTCGAGAAGTTACTCGATATATTTCGCTTAACTAACAACAACAATAAACCCATATCAAAGGGGCGACAATTCACTTGTGACTGCACTTGTGAACAAGATTGATAGACACTAAAAAACCCTCCGCAGTAAAGGACTGGAGAGGGTTTGGTTTTGAGTTTTCAATTTGTCATTGGTAGTTGGCTAATACTTTCTGGGCTTCTTTTATAGCTCTTGGTGATGGGTTGCGATCGCCTGAGCTCCATTTGCTAACTGCGCTTACAGAATAATCCATTTCTTCGGCTATCTTTTCGATAGTCCAACCTAACCGACTTTGCAGTAAATGAACTGGGTTAATACGGTCGCTTTGTGCAAACATTGTAATAGCCTCAACTGGGTTAAAGAATGGGTTGGGGTGGGGCTGATCGGCTGATATCCGGTCAGCCCCTTTCAGTATTTGTGTTAATGTTATGCTGATTATATGCTAAACGACATAAAAAAACAATGGACAAAAGGTATAGAATTACGATTAAGATCCCTGCGTGGCATAATAAGCGATTAAGGGAATGGGCAGCACTCAAGGGTGTAGCACCCACAACCTTGGCGGGTAACGTATTGCAAGCTCGAATAGAAGCAAACGACCAACAAATTGTGGCGATGTTAAAGTCTCGGTCTGAGGATGAAGGATTAACTATTGAGGAATTTATTAAAAAGATTGTCGATGATTCAGATGACGATCAAGAAAAGCCCACTAGGTAGAGTGAGCTTCTTTGGGAGTTATAGAGATTAATGCCTAAATCTCGTCCCACCCGTCAACGCCGGAGGACATCACATAACTTGTCACGGTCGCCTCAAAGAAGTTAGCTTTGGTGTGCCCTTCTTTTTTGGTATCAGAGAAGCGTTCTAAATGGGTATAGGGACTTTTACTGTACTTTTTATCGGGATAAAGGGGCTCTAAACCGATAGAACGTAACCGAATATTGGCTAGATATTTGGTGTATTGTTCCGTACTATATTCCGTGATTCCTAAAATATTATTTCCCACAATATGATTAGTCCATTTACACTCATGCTCGACAGCCGTGCCAAACATTTCGTAAATCTGGTCAACGGAATGAGGAAACAATTGCATAGCTTCAGGAATCAATTTCTGGAATAACCGAACATGACTTAATTCGTCACGGTTAATCATTTTGAAGATATCAGCAGATCCCGGCATTAATTGACGGGAAGCGAAATTGTAGTAAGCGATAAAACCATTGTAGAAGTAAATCCCCTCTAACATATAATCGGCTAACAAAGCGACAAAATAATTCTCTGGCGTGGAATTATCCATGAAGTTCTGATAAATTCCTGCAATAAATTCACAGCGATCGCGCAAGACTTTATCTGTTCTCCAAAACTCATAAACAGATGTTCTTCGATCCGATGGAATAATCGTTTCGATCATGTACGAATAAGACTGGGAGTGTAACGCCTCCTGGGAGTTTTGCTCTGCCATGCACAGGCTGATTTCTGGGGCTGTGACGCAACTTTTAAGGTGGGGAATATTACAGGTTTGAATGGAATCCAAGAACGTTAAATAGCTTAAAATCCCATCATAAACATTGCGTTCATTGAGAGTTAGGTTCGCGTAATCTGTCACGTCCTGGGTAATATCCAAGCGCTCGGCGACCCAGAAGTTCTCTCTCATTTGCTTATACAAACCAACCGCCCAAGAATAGCGGACATCATTCAATTGCATTAAGTTTGTGGTTTCCCCAAACCAAATCGTTCTGTGGGCAACATCGTCGTTTCCGTTTGGATTAAAAATCGGGTTAGCGGACATTAATTGAGTCATTTTGTTGATCTCTTTGATGTGGGCAAATAATATGGGTGTAGCCGTTTAACACGACCTTGTTTGACCCCCAAGGGACGAGCCAAACCTGTCTTGCATTCTTCAAATCCGGTCTAATATTTCCCAAGATCCCTCCGCAGTTTAGGCAATAATTAAAAGGATTCCGTGTTAGAAAATCCTTGGTTAGATATGGGTGACTATATCTTTTGTTTGCCATTGTTTTCTCTATCTAAGTCCTCCCCAGATGAGGAGGATTGTATCTATATTTTGGCTTTACTTCCGAAGATTGACTGGCATTAGAAGAAATGTCATCTTAATTCCCCCTAATGGCGAGATGATAATTGGTGCGATGGTAGACTCTTGGATCTTTATTTGGACTTCACTGGTTTCCATTTCTTCCAAGCCCTCAATGATATAAGCGCAGTTGAAAGCGACTGTAATTGGCTCTTTAACTGCGTTTATCGTGGCAAAGGATTCTTCATCATCCCCGTCATCGTTTTCGTCGTCATCGGATGCAACAGGCTCCTTGACTGATATTTGTGCAGGGATATACTCCTCTGCTTTGCCTACGTCGGCGGCTTCTACCGATAGTTTAATTTGCTGTGCTTCGGCATCAAAGTCGCAACACACGATGTGATTTTTCTGTTTTGCAATTATCTCCATCCGTTCCAGGGAACCAATAAAGGTTCGCCGATCAACCGTTACCAAAGTGGCGTGGTTTTTAGGGATTAGCTGTTCGTAAGTGGGGAAAGCCCCGTCTAATTTCCGGCATTGGACTTGCTGATTCTTATAGGAAAAAATAATAATCCGGTCATCAAATCCAACCAAAACGGGAGTATCATCATCCCCTTTCTCTTTGAATTTTGTGATCATCTTTTTAACCTCTCGGAAAGCCCGACCAGGAATGATAATCTCCTGAACTTCCGATTCATCCCCTTCAAAATCCTCGTTTTCGACTTCAATTACCATCAACAAGTGTCCGTTTGTTGCTGCGAACTTGATTCCCTTATCTGAGAACTTTAGATCAACCCCACATAATTGTTGTTTTGTTTCATCAGTAGACACGGTGGAGATTGTTTTACTTCCTTGAAGAAGATTCTCTACCGAAATCTCAAGGCTATTGTTAGCTTCAAGCAAGGGGATTTCGGGGTATTCTTCTGTGCTTAATCCCCGCAAGTTGTATTTGCCACTGGAAATTATCTTAACGTCATTTGTCTCGTTGTCCACTTCAAGTGTTAGCTCTCCGTTGGGGAGGTGTTTGATTGTCTCCGTGAACAACTTGGCAGGAATCGTAACACTGCCACATCTGTCAACATTTGCTTCTACCGTGGCTTTAATAGCCATTGAGAGGTCAAACCCCGTAACCTCTAAATTGCTATCACCCGCTTCAATTTTGAAGTTAGCCAGGATGGGATGATTAGGCTTTTGAGGAATCGCCTTGTTTGCCCAATCAAGGGCATCGGACAAGGCTTTTGTATCTACAGTCAATTTCATTGGTTTAGTGAATTTGTAGGTTGAATCAAACCGAGATTTATTTATCCCGGTTTGATTTAGTTGATTAGTTTCAATTCCTGATAGGTATCAATAGAAATCGTTAGAAAGGCAGAGGATCGTATTGACCACCTTCTGTCTTATCTGGCTCTGCCGATTTCATTCCTTTCTCTTTAGGACGGGAAGTTTCTGTAGAATCCACGGCCGCCCCATGGAGTTCTTTTGCCACAAACCCCTGCTTAAACATATTTGAGGTGTGGGGTGCGCGATTGCGGAACACCGCGTCACAAGTCATCTTTTTGTTATTACCTTCTCGGATGTTGGCGATAATCAGGGTTACTGGACGACCACCTTTTAAGCAATTCGAGAAGCTGTTGAACGAGGATTTAAGCTGCTTCTTCATGCCGAAGTTGGCATATAAAGCCTTTCCACCGTCGAGGGCAACAAAATACCCTGTACCATATTCAGGGTGTTCTTTTTGATCAATCCCAGTCACCAAGTATTCCCCCTCTGGCAGTTCGGTGGGTTTTACCACCTGGTAGTTTCCCCCTTTGGCTTCCCGAAGGTAGCCAGCGATCGCCCCACCGGCTCGCGCACGGTGCTTAAGGGAATCCCCGTTCACCGTCTCATCTTTACCAAAGACACGGAGGGAGAAAATCAAGCCTCCTTTTGGTGCGACAAAATCAATCCGAGGGACTTTGTACTCTTTGTCCCCGTACTTAACCGAGTAGCTTTCGATTTCCCCTTGCATTTCTCCGCAAGTGAAAGTGCGTCCGTTTTGAGTCACGGGGAATAAGTTTGCTCCGGCACGGATAACCAAGCCTTCGCCTCCTTCTGTAGAAAAAAGTGCGGGTGTGTAGATCCGGTCGATTATTCCCGAATCGGTTGCTTTAACCGACAAGACCTTTTCAGTGTCGTATTTTGTCCCTTTTGTCCCGTTAGCCAACAGTTCTAAACAAGTTAAAAGCAGAACATCGTCATCAAAATCTTCGTCAGAGAGATCGCTAATCCCGATCTCATTGTACCCAGGAACATAATCCTTGGCGTAGAGGACTCCAAACTTGTCGTCATCGTCGAAGTTAACAACAATAACTTCGGGCATTGAATTACTTGTCATATTTTTTTACAGAATGTTTACGTTGATTGGGAGATTACGCCTCCCCACTGCCTCACTATCGCACCGTGAAGCCGTGGGGGAACACAAGCCTATAAATTTAGATGCAATTGGATTGCTGTTTGCTTAATAGACAGCGCACCTTTTTTATTCAGTTTTGCAATTTCAGAAAGAGTTTCTTCCTCACTGAAATTTATTATCTTTGTTTTCTCTTCGTCGATTGAGACAGCGCAACTCAGAGAGTTGGCAAGCGCCCTGATGTCCACATTCGTATTTCCATCAAACTTAATCAGAAGCATCAGATAAACATAGGCTGTCTTAGGCAGGATGCCACAAGCCAGCCATGATTTCAAGTCCTCTATAGAGATTGAAATACTGTCTTTTTCCTTTTTTTTTAAAGGCGTTGGAAGGAGGTCTACCACTCCTATCTCCACTTCCTCAAAATCTTCTTCCGACTCAAACGTCTTTGGCTGCTGTGCGATCATAATTTTGTTATCCAGTGCTTATTACCAATTTACTACTTGCAGTAATAAAAGTCAAGCGGCTAGGAAAACTTTTTATTGTCTCCGCCAGGGAAAACAGCCTGGATATCCGAATCCAGTAGGGATAATAACGTTTCTAGCTTCGCGCGTCGGATTGTTTTTGCCCTCCCGTCCTCAACCTTTTGGATATAAGCCTCGGATAACCTTTGGTCGCAATCTTGGGTAAGTCTTGCCAAGCAGCCACGAGAATACCGTTTATTGTTCCGCAGCTTCTTCAGCCTCTCTCCTGCTTGCTTATCCCAGGATATTGAGGCAACGCGATCGTAAGGAACACTAGGAATCATAAAACATCCTCTTGACTTGTGAATAAAAATCTATTACTCTCAGTGATAGATTCATTAAACCACCATAGCATAAAGAAGGAGGGAATTTGACCTATCCCGCAGAGACAAAACAGAAAGCCCTAGAGCTTTTGAAAAAAGGGGTGAAGCAAAACAAAATAGCAATGGAACTAAATATCCCAGAAGACACGGTTTCCCGATGGAAAAAAGAATTTCTTATAGTTAATAGCGAATCCTATCGAGACTGGGTATATTCCTTATCTCTAAAAAGTATCAGAGGGTTTTTACTTGGTAAAAACCGAAAGTTCTTCGACCAACTTTATCGCCAGTATCAAGATAAAGGTATCGCTCTTAGATACGCTCAGGTGATTCTACTCGCTCCTGGGATGCAAAATAAACTCACTGGAATATAGATATGTACACTTGCGGTGAATTATTTATGGGCGGTGGTGGGGCTGGCAAAGGATTAGAGGCCGCAGGGTTTAAGTCTTTATGGGGAATTGAAAGAGATCCTAAAATTGCAGAAGTAGCGCAACAAAATTTCCCGAATACCAAGATAATTAATCAATGTGTCGGGTCAGCTAGTCCTCGCCATTTAGAACCTGTTGATCTGCTTTGGATGAGTCCCCCATGCCAACAATACAGCAACGCACGGCGGGGTGATATTCCTGACCACAAAGATAAAGATGCGGGGCTTTATTGTTGTGATTATATTGCCTCATTATCCCCTCGATGGGTGATTCTCGAAAACGTCCCAGGATATTCAAAATCACCAACTTTTGAGAAAATCCTACAATCATTGATCCGTAACGGATATCGCTATCATTGGTTAATTTTAGACGCGGCGGATCACGGGGTTCCGCAAAACCGGAAACGGTTGATTATGTGGGCAGTTAAAAATTCAGAACCCCTCCCTTATTTTCCTGAATCAAAACCTAAAAAGGGATGGTATCAAGCCATTAGTGATTTAATCCCAGAAATGCAGGATTGTGAGCTTGCGGACTGGCAGATTAAGCGATTGAATGAATTGGGTTATTTGCCAGAAAAAGCCTTGATTGATATTGGTAAACAACTCATTAGACGGGCTACAGTCCGAACTGTAGACGATCCAAGTTTTACAATTGTATCCGGCCACTGTAATTCTCATTCTCCTATCCTATTAATCCCCCGTGCGGGAGCCTGTATCAAGAATATTTTACCGACTCCACAAAACAAGCCTTGTCCAACAATTCGAGCTATGGCGGGTGTTTCGACCCATTGGGCGGACATCGTACAGGGAAGTCAAATCAAACGGATTAGTCAAAAAGCGACGGCACGGCTGCAAACTTTTCCCGATGATTACAAATTCCCAGAATCCAAATCTTTAAGTCAACAAATCATCGGAAATGCCGTGCCGCCGTTGTTGGCGAAAGAGTTAGGTCTGGCAATCTTAAAATCAATTAATCTTTATGAAGACAACTAAAAAAGGATTTCAACCCGCCCAAAAAATTCATGCCAACGACCTCCACACATTCTCTTGTGAGTGTCTCTGGTATGATGCACAAACAGATGAGGAACTTTTATCTGAATTATGGACAATTAAACTTGACAAAAGGCGATTCAGAACCGATGTCAGGCAGGCTATTGTCGCAGGACTAATCTACTGTTTTCTCGAAACACCGGAAGCAATAGAGCGACATATTAACAGGGTGTTTTTTTGGAATAACAAATCCCGTGCCTTTGAGCCATTGGGGGCGGTGTCTGACGCTCCGATGACCGGATCTAGTCCGGTTGATTTTGAAGCCGATCCGGTGGTGGCTTTTGAGAGATTGAAAGCCCTTTGTGTTGAGATTGAGATTATCAAGGTTGACGATTGCTCTTGACCTTTTAAAAATACATAAATAAACTTGTTTTTTTTTGCGTTATTCGTGTACAATGTAAATAGTCAAGAATCAAGGTTTACCAGTTAACGATTGCATTGTTTCTTGACTAATTTGATACCAGTATGAAGCCAACGCGATTATTGTTGGCGGTAATCCTGGTAGTTAACGATTGCATTGTTTCTTGACTAATTTGATACTAGCTGACTATATTATAATTTGATCGTGGGTGAACGTCTGCTTCATGCAGTGTTGTTAAAAGATTTATTTCTTTTGACACTAGCCCACACCTTGCTTTAAAGTGTAGATCATTATATAATAATAGAAATACATCAAACAACAAAAATTATGATCAATTCTTTACGATTACTTAATTTTAAATGCTTTAAAGATCAAACTATTCCACTCAAATCCCTGACACTGTTGACAGTTAATGATTATCTTATTTCTTGACTGAAGATGCACAAAAGAGTAGGAGACTAATGGACAAATTCAAGGTTGATGTTTTATCGAAAACAGCTAGAGGTAAAAGCCGGATTCTGTAAGGGATTCGGCTTTTTTAGATCCACGATCCACCGCCCGTCGTTGCCAGAATTATTTACCATCTGGAAATAAATCTGTTATAACTGGTGGATAGTTATATAGGATTTTTTATGAGGCCCCACGAACACAGACAAGAAATCAAAGCCAGACTCAAGCCAGAAGATAGGGAAAAATTAAAAACCCTCGTCATCGGCATGGGTTATCGTTATTGGAGACGGGAATCAGCAGAACCCGCATGGACTGAATTTTTGGAGGCGA